ATTTAGACCAGTTACACTTGTGACTGTTAAAAAAGTTCACGGAACACTTGATGATAAGGAAGTGCCATCATTCCAAACATTGATGGCTCATGTTACCGAAGTTAATGGTGCACAGTTGCAAAATAATCTATTTGGTAAGCGATACAACATGACATGGGTTGCGAGAATTCGAGGTAACGTTGACGCAAAATATATCTTTTATCCGCGCTTAGGTGTTGAAAGTAAGTACGTCAATAAGCGCAATTACTATTCAGTAATTCAAATCAGTAAACATGCCAATCGTACTGATGTTTACTTTGCTAATGATGCGGGGGTGAATAGCAATGAGTTGGAACAATGATCACATTCCTGAAATTGACTTGGAATATGAATTTGATAAACAATCATTTGCTAACATCGCCGCCACGTTAGACAAGAATGGATTTGGAGATGCAGGCGCCTTGTTACGTAACATGACGGCTAATGCTGATGTTAGAGCTGAAAAGGCTGTTAATAGTGAAGCCAATAACGTTGTTCAAGAAGTAACTAATTTAATCAAGGAACGGCAATATCACAGCAAATCTGGGTATGGTCCTGGATCGCCTAGTTTTCAACGCAAGGTTAATAATCAGCACTTAGTTGACACTGTTAAAGATCATCATGATGGTAATAGGCATCGTATCTATGCGAATGCTACAAATGGTGGTTATAACTACTCACAAGCGTTTGAGTTTGGCTTGCTATCGCGTAAGTATCCAGCGCATCATCCGTTTGAAGACACTGTTCACCACTTAGGCTTAAATCAGCTTCATAGTGAATTAGATGACAAAATAAATGATGCAATTAGAAAGGGGTTTAGCTAATGCCACCCTCAGTTGCGTTATATTATGCGATTGTGAAGGCTATCAATTCAATTGGTATTGATACTTATTCAGCATCACAAGATATTGAAGATATGTCGCTACCAATTTGTCGTGTGCAATTACTAACCAGTAACTCAACTAATCAGTTCTCTAATGCTCGGCAATATGAGCATACATTTCAACTTGATGTTGTTACGGCACAGGAGGGCCTAGAGCAGGGTTTAACCATTGCTTATATGATTATGCGTCAACTACGACAAATCACCGTAGAAGGCTACTTGGCGCAAATGAACGGTGATCCTAGTATGAGTTCAACGGTTGATAGCTCGACTAATCGCATTTTAAACAGACAAATCATCAGAGTTAATTACGACATTATCGAGGACGCCGCTTTTTAGTGGCGTTTTTTAGTTAGGAGGAAAAATAAATGTCAGCAACATTAGAAGGCAAGAAGCTTGTCGGCGCACGCTCAGCCGATAAGGTTATGTACTACTACAAGTTAATCAAGCACGAAAAGACGGGTACTCCATGCCACATTCTGGGCACACAAGGTGCTTCGTCTGGTACTAACACGAAGACGCTGGGGACTACTCCAACCAAGATGTTCAACGTCAAGGCCACTGGTTCTATTAACCAGCAACGGGTAGTCAACGTTGTTATGACCACCGGTGATGGGTTCAAGACCGATGTTGCCCGTGACCTGTACTACACCTGGGAACACGGTGAAGAAATGCTTCTGTACCGGGTAGATTGGAACACTCTGCGGACTTCCAACGGCAAGCAAGTTGTTGATGCGGAAATGGCTGTCGTGCTTATTTCAGCACTTCCAGAAACCGAAGCCCTTAACGTTCCAGTAGCTCAAAACGTTACTTTCGAAGTGCAAGGTGCTACCCGGCGTTATGACGAAGACGGCTACCCGTTCACTCTTTCGGCAGAAGATTTCGATGATGGTATCTTCACTGATACTATTAAGTACTTCAACTTCGGTAAGCCGGGTGATTTCGGTGTTGATGAGAACGGCGAAGTTATCGACAACACTAGCGATGATTCTCACGCAGGTGACCACACGGCAACTACTGCTCTGGGTGGTTCTAAGCCTGCGAGTAGCGCAGCCGGACACTAAGACTGAAACCATTACACCTACACCAAAGACAACCGAATAGCTGAATTGGCTCGCCTATGAAATACACAGTACGCAAGGGCGGGCGTTTTAAGGAGGACAAATAATGCTAGAAATTAACGGAAAAGAATATGACTTGAAGTTTGGATATACATTTGCTGATCGCCTTACAAAAGATTACTCAACAGATGAAGCAGAAGGCTTTCGCCGCTTGATTGGCCAAATTGTCGACGGTGATCCTAAAGCACTAGTAGTTGGTTATCGTTTCGCCTTAGATGTTCCAGCAAAGTCTTTACCATCAGCCCGAGAAGTAGCAGAAGCACTAGAAGCAGATGGAATCTTTGCTAAAGGTGATGAAGCTTTTAAAGACCTATTTAAGGAAATGCAAAAGTGCGGTTTTTTCAAGATGAACCTCAACTTCTATTTAAGCTCCGTCAAGAGTCAAGTGAAGAGCGCAAAAGAAGCCTTATCCGCTATTACCAACAAAGACGACAAGCAAGCAGCTCAAGTAAGCTTGAAACAAGCCGAAGCAATGGAAAAGGAAATGAAGGATCGGCTAAAGAAGTTAGAAGCTTAATTGATAAATGGGACCAAGAGATGCTCGACAACTTAAAAGTAGCAAATGAGTATCTAGGTTCATTTACGCCTGAACAACTCCTAAAACTAACTCCAGCACAATTTGAATATATGATCGCTGGTGCTCAACAGCGAATACTAAATAGCCAGAGTTACGCTTTCCAATTAACCAAAGCTACCGTTCCTGCTCAACTGGTGGATAAAAACGACAATGACGAAATTATTGCTGGCAACTTACGTAAGAACCAGGAAGCCATCGCTAATTTCAACAACAAGCAATACCAGAAAATGCAGAAGGAGAAAGCTCAACGGGAAGCACAATTTAGAAGCGTGTTTGGCAAGTATCTTAATCGTAAACGTGAGAAAGGAGGTTAATTTTGTCTGAAGTACTCGTAAATAAAATTGTTCGTATTAGTGGTGAAGATAGATTAACCTCTGTCATTGCCAGAACTAATCAAGCAATGGAAAGCTTGCAACAGAAGATGGCACAACTAGGTTTGAAATTCAATTCTAGTGCTACTGATACTGCAAGCTTCCGAACATCATTAGATCAAGTCAAGGCTAACGCAAGTCAAACTGATGAGTCGCTGAATAAGCTTAACAACACAATTAATAAGCTAAAAGGTGACAAGAAAGTTAAAGTTGAAGCTGATACCTCACAAGCTGATAGCAATATACATCGAACGCAAAATGAGATTAATCATTTGCCGAGTCGCCATGACATTAAGATCCAAGGAACCGGTACTTCTCAAGTACTTAGTGGATTAAATGAGCTCAAGAACAAAGCCAGTCAAACATTTAGTTCTATCCGTAGAGATATGCAAGAGACTGGCACGAGCGCTCATAGGCTACGTGACATTATTGCTGGTACAGTAGTTGGTCAAGCAGTTTATAATGGCGTAGGCTCTGCGCTTAGCACCGTTAAGAACGGACTTGTTGGGGCTGTAGAAGCTGGGTTTAAATACAATGCTGAAATGGAAAAGATGAACGCCACTTGGACAACCTTGACGGGTTCTGCTGGTAAAGCGGATAAGATGACACAGTCCATTGTTCATTTATCTAACACATTAGGGCAATCAGTTGATGTTACTGACGAATTGGCTCAACAGTTTTACCACGTATTTGATAATCAACCAGAAACTGAAAAATTAACAAAGTCATTCTTAACAATGGGTGACGCTATTGGCCTTTCTGGTGACCGTTTAACACAAGTGGGGATGGACTTCACTCATATGCTTTCAGCATCTACCTTGCACTTAGGGGAATTAAATCAGATTACTGATGCATTCCCTATGTTTGGGGAAGCGTTGCTTAAATATGAGCGTAAAGTTCAGCATAGCTCATCGTTAACTATGAATGAACTGCGAAAGCAGATTTCTGCTGGTAAAATCTCAGCTAAAGATGCAGAAGCGGTAATGAACGAACTTGGAAACAAGTATAAAAAAGCTTCTGATAATTTAATGGGCACTTTACCTGGTATGCTTCGTCAAATAAAAGCACAAGGTCAAGGCTTATTAGGAGCGATGGTTGACCCACTTAATAAAGCGGTCAATCCAATTATGAAGCAAGTCTCTAAATGGGTCGCCGATGATCATACTAAAAAGGAATTCAGTAAACTAGGTGACGCTGCTAACACAGGTGTCGCCGCAGTAATGCAAGCTTTTGCTAATGCATTTGGTAATGGCTCAATCACTCAAATGCTTGACAACATGATTAACGGTCTCACAAGTGCTGTTACTAAGTTTTCAAACTGGCTTGCTCGAAATGGAACCAGTATTGTTAAGATATTCGCTTCAATTGGTAGTATTGCGAAGAGTGTTGGCACCGGGTTTATCTACGCACTGTCTGATTTCTTACACCTAATTCCGGGCGTTCACAGCTCAGGTATGAAAGGAATTGCTGATGCATTTTCTGAAATTGCTAAGCACAAGACAGCGCTGCAGATTGTAGGCCGTATCTGGGCTACTTACTTTGTTGCTTCCAAAATTATGAGTACTGCTAAGGCAATGAATGAGCTATACAAGAATATGTTGGCCATTGCTACCCTTAGCAAAATCAAATCTCCAACAGGAACATTATTCGGTGACTTAGGTTATTTGAACGGTGGTCGGGTAAGAAAAGTAGCAGACAAAAGTGCTACATCTCGCCTAGCTCGATATGGCAATATTGAAAAGCAAGGAGTACAAATTGCTCCTTATCTTGATGAAAATGGGTTCAAAGGTGCTTGGTCGAAATTTACAAGAACATTGCCAATTTTGGGTTCTTCTGCTGGCAAACAAACTGGTGAAGCAGTAAGCAAAGGATTGTTAACTAGATTTACTGGTGGACTAACTGGATTAGAAAGTCTTGGCAAAGGTATAGCTGGTAAATTAGGCGCTGGAATTTCAATTGGTTTATCTGCTATCGATTTAGCGCGTGGCCTTACTCCATCATTCAAAGGTGATCGTTGGAAAGAAGTCGGTAAAGGTGCTGGTGGTTTAATTGGTGCTGGTATTGGTGGCTTCTTCGGCGGACCTATGGGTGCAACGATTGGTGGCTCAATTGGTAATATCGTTGGTGGCTGGTTAGGTAAAGCTGCGCATAAAGGATTTAACTTTATGCGTGACGTATTTCATGGCCGTATTACTTTCTCAGGTATCGAACACGGCTTTTCTCAGACAATGAGCAAGGTTGGTAAGTGGGCGCAAGATACTTGGAAGAAAATCAAAGCTTGGTGGAATCAAGATCCAACTGAAGAAGGGCGAAGTAAAGCTGAAAAGTCAGCAAACAAGAAACCGACTGAGCATGAAATTAAATCGCTAGGCGGTAATCACTATTCAAAAGCTGATATAGCCAATATCAAAGAGATGAATAAGGCTGTTGAGGCCTATACAAAAACCCTCCGTAATCTAAAATCAACGATTAAGAAGAATGACCCTACTAAAGAATTAAATTCTATGAATAAGGTTCTGAAACAGTCTGCTAAATACTGGTTAGCATTATCTAAGCCATTAAAGCAGATAGCTAAGTCATTCCAGAATATGAAGAAACCACTCGACAATATCAGCAAGTCTATGAAAGAACTTACTGGTAAGAAGAGTGGTTTAGGTACATTTGATAAGGATTTAACGAAGCTTGAAAAGGACTTACAGCACTCTAAGATCGGTCAAGAATTTACTAAGCTTAGCAAAGAAATTAAGAAGAGCGATCTTGTTAAGACTTTGCAGAAACTTACTAAAGAGATTAGAGATTCCGTTAAATATTGGAAAGAGTTCGCTAAGCCTGTAAAGCAGACAACAACCGAATTCACCAAGTTCAGTAAGGAATTAAAGCCGTTTAACGGCAAGAACAATCCACTTGATAGGCTTGGAAAGAGCATCGAAAGTCTTACTAAGTCACTAAAGAAGAATCGGTTTGGCAATGAACTTGCTAAACAAATGCAAATTGCTAATAAGTCGATGAGTGGTCGTGGTTCGGTTGAGTCTAAGTTCTCTAGCATGACAAGGACACTTGAAAGAGATTTGTCACGGTTTAAGTCAGCGTTTAATCGTGATTGGCGAGACGTTTGGGATGATCTTTCAAGTTATCCTTCAAGAGCTTTAAGTAGGGTCGTTTCAACTGTTTCAAGCCGCTTTAATTCGATTGAGAATCGTGAACGTTCCTTTACTTCTAAATTCCTTAGTGGTTGGAGAAGCTGGAATAATTCAGTTGTTAGTGAAATGCGTAGTGCGTTTGGTAAGCTACCAGGTATTGCTCAAAAGGCGATGTCTGGAATAGTTAGTCGTTTGAACAGTGGGATTTCGGCTATTAATAGCGTTATCGGTGATTTTGGCGGAGATAAGCGATTATCGCCTATTCACTATGCTCAAGGAACTTTTGCCCATCCAGGTGGTAAAGCTATTGTTAACGATGGCTTACAAGCTAATAAGACTGAATTGATTTGGCAACCGTCGCAAGGTTGGGGAACAGCACAAGGTCAAAACGTTGTACGTGATCTTGAAGCTGGATCGATGGTGCTTGACGCAGATCGATCACAACCATATCTAAACTATGGATTATTCCCTCACTATGCTAACGGTACTCTATCAGAAGCTGAGCAGGATAAAATCTCACAAGAATTCATTGCTAATCCGGTACAGGCTTCAAAGAATCTTGTACTTAAGCTAACTAATTGGAATTCGAGTGTCCCTGCGATTGCTGATTTAGGACAAGCAATGGCGGTCGGATTCTCACGTGGAATTGCGAACGTGCTTAAAGATTTACTGGGTATTATTAAAGAGCCAGTTCATGGTGATTGGACACCTGTTATTAGATCAGCAGCACGTTTAATGCATGTTTCATTATCAGAAGGCCAAATTGGTAAGTTACTTCGTCAAATTCAAACTGAATCAGGCGGTAATGAAAAGATTAGCCAGCAGATCAGTGATGTTAACTCAGCAGCAGGTCACCCAGCACAAGGGTTGCTTCAATTTATTCCTTCAACGTTTAATACATGGGCAATGCCAGGTCATCATAATATTCTTAGTGGTTTTGACCAAATTATGGCTGCCATCAATGCTCTTAATCATGGCGGAGAAGGTGGCTGGGGCAATATTGGTAATGGTCATGGTTGGGCCTCTGGAGTCCATATGACTCACCGTGATTATGCGATGATTGGTGATAATGCCGAGAGCGATGAGTATGTAATTAACCCATATAACGGCAATGCAATGCCACTAATGCAAGATGCTTACCAAACGATGATGAACCATCACCCTGAATGGAGAACACCAACTTATAGTGCATTTAATAGCCAAGTAATTGAATTAATCAAGACGGCTATTACTAAGCTAGATAATATTGATATGCACCCACATGTTACTGTTGAGGATGTTGCACGCCCAGTTAATAAGTACAATGCCAAGAATTACAGTCTAAGGAGTTGATAAATTGATACAAGTATTTTCACAACGCAAAAATAAGCCTAGCAGGTATCAGTTTATGAAGCCTAGCGAGTTAGGCTATGATTCTGATGAATACTTAAGCTTTGACCCAATTGAATTCGCAATCTCAAAAGATGGAATCGATTGGCGCAGCGAATTTGACAACGCAGAATTAAAGGGTGCTTATTGTTATAAAGCCCCCGATGTTCAGCCAGCTAATCCTGTTGATAATCTACAGAAGGTAGCATTAATGGATGGATCTAGACTGTTGTCTACTAGCTATGGTACTCGTGAGTTAAAAATGGAAATGATCTTTATAGGAATGGACGAAGGTGATGCAATGCTTGCTTATGATGCACTGCAACGCTTTTTAATTTCTCGTGATCCTTATTGGGTTTGCTTTGCTAATTGGCCTCAACGCATGTATTATGTGCGGGCTAAGCTAGCGGCACCAACTTTTACGAGTGAAAAATCGTGGACGTGTGAAGTAACGTTTACCGACATTATTGGATTAAGCCGTAGTGTAGGCACAACTCAAGATCCCGTACTAGGGTTTGGCAATAATCTTGAGGTTCAACCTAGATATTCGTTTAACAGTAATTCATTTACTTTGGTTAATACGAGTGATGTGTTGATTGATCCTGAACGTCGCGGACATCCATTCAAGATGACATTGCAAGGCTCGTCTTCAGGAAAAATGAAAGTTACTAACACAACTACCAGTACCAGCATTTATAAGGAAAGCGGCTTTAACGGATCTTTTGTGTTAGATGGCGTTGAACCATCTTGTAACGGCAAGAATTGTTCGCTAGATACTGATTGCGGAATTATTACGTTACAGATTGGCGAAAATCATTTCAAAGTCGAAAACTTCAACGGGACAATTTCATTTGATTATCCGGACTGGTGGTTATCATGAGTGAGTTTGTATGGCTAACTAACGGAATTAGTAATAAGCTGGCAACGGAAGCACGTAAAGCCGATTGGCAGGATATGCACACATCATTTAAGGCTAATTTTCAGTTGAGTTCAGCTTATGAAATCTCATTTACACTAACTTATACCGAGCAATATAAAGATGCTTTTAATCTAGTCAAAGAAAAACGCTATGTAAATTATCGTGGTCATGATTACCTAATCCAGCAAGTGGAAGCCAAACATGATGAAAATGGATTGGCTACCCTGCAAGTAACGGCTACTCATCGGCTAATTGATGCTATGAAAGATATAGTCCTTTATTCAACAATTCCGACAGAAGGAAATCCTGAGGTTAGCGGTGGCGGTAGTAGTGATTCTGGAGATGGTGATAGTGGTGATCCACAACCGGGTATTGTCACTAAACAAACCGCCGTTCAACAGACCTATCCACTAAACGAACGATTGGATCATTTCTTTAATCCAAACGAATGGGGAATCACTTACAAGCTACATGGTAATTTCCCACAAGCAGCAGTTGACTGTACTGGTTCGTTATATGAATGGTTGAACAGTAACTTAAAATTATTTGGTGCTTATTGGAAACCAGATAGTGACATGGTTGTTGGCATTTATGATCTGGAAAGCTTAAAGAAGCCTACTAATAAAGTGTTTCGTTACCTTCATGATATGTCTAACGTAGATATTCAAAGCGATGCTACGAATTTGATTAATGATGTTTGGGTTTACGGCGGAAAAATGGAAAAAGACATTACTTCTGTTCTTGGACCAGGCGGTCAAACCAACGGAGCTACCGAACCACAAAATGGTGACTGGACGCCGGTTATACAAAATGCTGCTTCGTTAATTGGAGAAAAATTATCAGATGCTGATATTGCTAACATTAAAAATCGAATACGAATTGAATCAAATGGTAATGAAACAATTCAAAATAATTGGGATAGCAATGCACAGGCAGGCCATCCGTCAATTGGATTAGTACAGTTCATTCAATCGACATTTGATTATTATTGCCGTCCACCTTATACCGATATTCGCAAAGGATTAGATCAGTTAATCGCGATGATGAACATTCCAAACTGGCGACAACAAATTGCCGGTTCTGGCGGTTGGTCTCCACATGGTGCTCCAATTAGTAAAGCTACCATTGACATTAAATCAGTCGTTGACAACAGCTGGGGATGGCCTTTCCCGTGTGGAGAGGGTCATTTTTTATTGGGGCAAACTTTTGGAACGCACCCTCAAGATGGAGTGGGGCGAACTAATGGCTTTCATGATGGATTAGATTTTGGATCAATTGATCATCCCGGCAACGAAGTTCACGCAATTCATAGCGGAGAAGTAAAGACAATCAGTTGGGGTGACGGAGGAATTGGATTCTATGTAGTTATTCAAGATTCTTCTGGACTCAATGTTGAATATCAAGAGGCTTTCTCTAATCAAAGTAATATTACTGTAAGAGTAGGTCAGCAAGTTAAAACAGGCGATGTAATCGGCTATCGAACCACTAACCATCTGCACGTTGGGATTACCAAACATAACTTTCCGGAAGCTTTTAGTCACGCTTTCAGCAATGACGGGACGTGGATTGATCCGCTTAGTACAATTAAAACTGGTATTGCTAATGGAGGCTCTACGCCTGTAAGTAGTAGTGATGGGGAGTCAACTACTTCAACTACTAGTGAAACCTATTACTCACTTGTATATCATTTTGAAAATCAAGAAAGTATCGACAAATACGGAAGACGAAAGGGTGCACCTATTACAGTTGATAGCATTTATGATCTGGATGCATTGAAGAAGTATGCTGAAAATACTGTTCAATACAATCCCAATACAACACTTACTATCAGCGACTTTACAGGTGAAGCAGAACTTGGCGAGGTTATTAGATTAATTGTTCCAGAGCGTAATCTAAATACTGATGTCACGCTTGTTGGCGTATCCGGTAATAGCGATTATTTTGATCCAAATGGAGTTAAGGAATTGACCTTTAATAATACTGGCTTAGCGATGAAAGATGTTAATGTAGCCATTATGAAGGACCTGCATGATATTAATACAGGTACACCTCAATTAAACTACTATGGAGCAACCGGTGGACGTGAAGAAGATCACTGGGCCAATATTAAATTTAATGACAAGCAGATGGACTACTTAAAATCAGTAACTAAAGCAGGAGGTGAGATTAAGAAAGATGGCAACAAACACTGATGGACGTGAAGAAATTAAACCTGTTGCACCAACTGAACAGACAAAGTGGCGTGATCCCAGTCTTGTCGGCAAATACATGGTTGATCCTAAAACAGGATTGGCCGGCCTTTTTCGATCCCCTGACAATGGTGAGACTTGGGTTCTTACCGATACTGTCTATGGTCACGTTTATAATCAAGACGAGGTTGACAACATTTGGGACAACGGTGCAGGTCACAAAGTAGCAGATGAAATCAAATCTGCTACAGCCGACTTGCCAAACGTCCGCAAACAAGCCGATGAGGCTGTGAAATTTGCTGAATCCGCCATCGCTGCAAGTAAGGTCAATAGTGATGCGATCGTTGCACAGAGTTCAGCGGTGGTTGAAGCAAAGTCTGCAATGGATAGTGCTACGGCGGAAATTCAGCAATTGAAAGCTAATGCGGCTAGTGATGTTGCTCAAATAGAATCAACTATTGCTAAAGTTCAAACTAGCATCAATCAAGCGAAGTCCGCAAATGAGTCAGCCGTCCAAGCAGTTCAAGCCGAACTTAAATCGACAAGTGACTCGATGGATAGAGTCGAAAAGCGATTAAATGAGGTTGGAACTGACCTTGACACTTATGCTAAAAGTGCTGTGGAACAAGGCC